AGCGGAAGATGCTTGACCGATCGAATGAGGGCTACCGCACGCAGTCCAGCGTTGAGGACTTGGTGCTGCAGCACGTTATTTTTGACAGCAAGGACACCAAGCCGGTGCAGATGACCCAGCTTTTGCGTGACTTAGGGATTGCCAACCCACGGATACCAGACTTCAAGGACGCCAATCGGGTGCTAGCAATGAACGGCGTTGAGCCGAGGAAAAGTAACGGCAAGAAGATATACGACCTCGACTACACCACGCCCGGACAAGAGCTTTCTCCAGTTCTTGGATACAAGAGCTGGGATAATTGATGAGCGGCATGAAGGTCTATCTGACGATCTTCAGCTGGGAAGGAATCGACTACACTGGGCCGCACATTGTGGCGGAGACGCGGGCAGAAGCCGAGCTTATTTGTGAGGATTTGGGCTGCGAAATCGTGCGGGAATTGACGAATGTGATAGTGGCAGACGGGGGTATGGACACCCTGCATTAGTGTGCATTCTGGCAATGTGCAAGTTTGTATAAAGTTTGCAGCAGTGATTTTAGGAACGATGAGGAGGATTAACGTACCCTACCCTTGAGATGTAACCTGAGCTCAAAGCCTTATAGCTACTGGGTTAATACTACATACAGGGTAGTACCCTATATATATAATACTATAATGTAGAAGGAGTATAACGCTATAAAACAGTGGTTATACGCAGCCCAGAACGTATATATAGGAGAGAGGGGTACCCTACCCCCTAATTTCGGGAGAAAGTGATGGATGAGGATTTAGTTTTTGATTACGACGAGACGCTAAGCGATGAGAGAAATTTCATGCGATGGTTTATGATGAACTGCTCTGAGCGATCAGAGTTTGGCGAGCAGGTCTATACGCAGGAGCAAGGGTTGAAGATGTTCAAGCAGCAGTTTTGCAACAGGAGTTCAGATGGCGGGTAGACCGAAGAAGGAGAAGCCTAAACTTGTGGCCGTGCCGGACGCATTCGAGAAGGATGAGGAGTTTGGGATAACGGCTATGCAAGCGAGCTTCGTGTGGCATTACACCGAAGGTGCGTGCAGCCAGACAGTTGCCGCCCGAAACGCTGGCTTTGAGTTCCCTGGTGCTGCCGCCAACAAGATGCTGAACGGCAAGAACTTTCCGAATGTCACCAAGGCGGTTCGCATTCGTCAGGACGAGCTGGCTGAGAGGTATGCTATAACGCCGGCGAAGACGGGTACGATGCTGTGGAAGATTGCCGAGACAGCATTCGGGTCAGGCCACTACAACGCCAGTGTCAGCGCAATCAAGGAGCTGAACCAGCTGGCTGGGCTGTCCGTCAACCGATCGCAGAACATCAACATCAATGCGGATCTCAACACCATGACGAAGGAAGATATAAAGGACCGGCTCTCAAAGCTTCTGGGCGCTGAAGAGACTGAGCCATCCGACAAAGACTTTTAGGTAATATGACTGGGCGCGGGCCCGTCGCCCGCTCCGAGCCCCAAAATCCCAAACAATTAAAAATCATCGTAACTCTTTGATATTGCTAGAGTTATTGGTGATGCGCCAGCGCGCGCCATTGTGTCCGCTCTGTGCAGACGGGTCACTGCTAAAAGTTGCAAGTGTGTATACACTGCGACCTGACGACAGAAAGTCTTTGTATATCAATAGCTTGCGATAGGGGTCCCTTGGGGTCAGTTTTTTCCTGTGGTTTTCTTTGATTTTTTTGCGGGCACCCCCCGAAATATAAATCTGCGGTGGGTGTATAGCTATAGCTGAGTTTGCCGCATAGAGTAACCAAAATTCTGTACCGCCCTTCAGATTCTCCGTATACTGCTCTTCCATGTCAGCATTGAGCCGCACCAAGGGCGCTACATTTGAAAGGACCGTCGTAAAAAAAATTAATATTTTTTTTGAGCTCGAGGGTATTGATTTCAGCTGCAAGCGCAACCTGGATCAATATCAGACCGCGAACCTCACCGACATTGACATCCCGTTTCACTCGGTTGAATGCAAGCATTACAAGGATGGCTGGACTTACAAGCCGGAATGGTTAAAGCAGACCATCGAGTCCGCCGGAGAAAAAATTCCCATTCTGATTTTTCGGTACAACCGAAAGCCAATACAGGTTTGCATCCCCATGTACGCCATAAATCCCGAATGGGAGGTAGACCCCTATTTAAATTGTGTCATTTCCTTAGACCAATGGTTTGAGGTGCTGAGGCGCAATTGGGATGTTTACCATTGCAAATACAGCGCTACCAACTGATAATGTATTGATGGCCATTCAAAAAAAGACAAAGAAAACATTAAAAAAAGTATCCAAGGCGCTGAGAAAAGCCAGTGGTCTTCATGCCGCGCAAGCAAAAACCTTGGATGCGATTAAAATGAAAAGTGGCGGGACTCCAGACAACGTAAAAAATCCGTCTCTTTATTCCAAGGCTAAGTCGAAGGCCAAGTCAAAATTTGATGTATACCCGTCTGCCTACGCCAATGCGTATATGGTCAAGGAATACAAAAAAATGGGTGGCCAATACGCGGCCCAGGGAGGCGAAATTAAAAAAAATCTAAAAGCTGTGCCAGCGAGCAACAAAGGGCTAGGTAAGTTGCCGACCAATGTGCGGAACAAAATGGGATTCTTTGAAAGCGGCGGGACTGTAATGGTTCAAAGTCGAGGCTGCGGTTCCATGATGGACAGCAAGCTTAAAAAGACCCGAGTACCTCGTGGCTAGGGGTGGCGGCCTTACTGATTGGTTTAAACAGAATTGGGTTGATATAGGATCGCCCAAAGAAGGTGGCGGGTTCAATAAATGTGGCCGGTCAGAACAAAAAGCAGACGCCAAAAGAAAATACCCCAAGTGCGTACCAGCTTCCAAAGCTTCCAGAATGAGCAATAATCAAATTGCTTCGGCGGTTTCCCGCAAAAGATCAAAGAAACAGGGTGTTGGCGGTAAGCCGACCAACGTAAAAACATTTGCCGCTAGGGGCGGAGCTGTCATAAAGAACCAAAACTCTGGTTTGTACGGCAGACGCTAATGGCCACGCAAGACATCGACATCCAAGACGCCGGTTACCTGCAAAGAATCAAAGACTATTTTGCTGAGCAAGTGCAATACAAAATAGATCGCGATCGGATGATTCTTAAAGCGCAAGAAGAATCTGCGCCATCTGCAGGTCAAATGGCAAACTTTGGTGGCATGTTATTGCCAGGCGCTGGAATAGCTGAAGCTGCTGGTGAATACCCAGCTTTACCTTCTAGCGAGCAGCCGTTTTCAGAAGCATTTTCCAACGAACCTTATCCATCGATGGCCGAAAATTTAAAGCGCGGCGGTTTTGGAGGCTACTTTGATGCCGCGATGCAGGGTCTGGGAATTGCCGGAGATGCTACATACGGAATCCCGGTTATCGGCGCCGCAGTGGGACCAACGATAGGCACTGTCTTCAAAGCCACCGGTGCTGCGGGAAAAGCAGCCAGAACGGCGGGCAAAGGCATTGCTGCGCTCGATCGAACCAGACAGGCGTTGCGGGCAGACGTTCAACAGTTTGCTAAAGACGACTTCGGGTTCACCTCTCCAACCATCCAAGCGCTGATTGAGAGGGCTCCACCCAATCTAAAGGGACCACAAATCACCGAGTGGGCTAAGGCTAACGCCAATAAAGGCGTTAAGCCAAAGGAATTAGAGTTCCTTGGTTTAGACGAGTTTGTGGCTGCCAATCCCAATGCCACCACCAGAGAAGCGGTTGAAGGAATCAGTGGCAACAAAGTTAGGGTCAGCCAGAATATTTATAGTGGGGATAACGCGGATTTAGAGTTTGATGTCACGTTCCCAGATAACGACCCGCTGGATGGTTCTAATTTGTGGCAGACCCGTATAGAAGACATCTTTGCTGAAATAAACAGACCGCATATAAAAAAAGATTTATTGGATCACTACAACCAAGAGTGGGATGTTGCTGTTGAATCTTTTGATGATATACCGAAATCGATGATTGACGAGGTTGCAGAAGATTTTGCAAAAACTCAATACAGGGCAGACCCTTATGAATTGATTGAGACATACGGGCAAGACGCCGTAGGCAGTAAAATCAACGCCTTTGCTTTTGGAAACGAAGAGGCTGGTTATCAGATATTTGTTGATGGCGAACGAGTTACCGACACTAACAACGTCGCCTACAGTCGAACCGAAGCTGAAATTCAACTTCAAGAGACACTAGGCGGAGAAAAATATGGCTTTGTCGGCACTCGATTCAAATCATACGTCGATGAGAGCCTTCCCGGCGGTTCTAACTACCGAGAAGTGGTGTTTAATTGGGACAATGCTCCTGTTGAACACAACATTGGTCACTTTGATGAAGACCCCACCCAAATTGCGCATGCACTTATCCGAGACAGAAAGCTCGCTGATGGCACTGACAGTTTGCACATAGACGAGCTTCAGTCAGATGTTCATACCCAAGGAGCTAAGAACGGTTATGATAATCCAGAAACAAGAAAAGCTATACAAACAAAGCTAGATAACAATGAAAAATTGCTTTTACCAGCAATAGAAGACTTAAAATCTAAAGTTTTGGCTGCCAGTGGAAATAATCCAAAAAGAATTAAAATAATCGACAGAATTTTTGATAATTTAAAAGACTCGCAAATAGCTTCTAAAATATCTCTAGAACAAGCGTCTGGTGATCTTGGCCGTGTAAATTCTTATTTATTTAACGAACTTAATCTAAGCGGTGATTTTCTCAAATCTTTTAACGAAATGTCTGATCTTTTCAACAACCGTAAGTTCTATGCAAACGATGCAAACAAACTTGTCCCCAACTACCCCTACAAAAAAGACTGGTACGACATGGGCCTCAAGAAACTGCTATTACAGGCAGCAGAAGAGGGCAAACCCGCTCTATCCATCTCCGGTTCGGCCCCCATGAAAGCAAGATACTCAGAGCAATATCATAAGTTCTACGAGATGCTCTACGACAAAAAAATACCCTCTGCCATGAAAAAACTGGCGAACAAATACGGCGGTAAGTTCGAGGAGGGTAGATTGGATGTCGATGATACGTTCACTCAAGGGCGTGTACATCAGCTCTATGAAAGTGATCCTGATGTGTTACCAGCCAACATCATCCGCATCACCCCAGAGATGAGAGAGCGGATACTTGAAGAGGGCATTCAGGCTTTCGGTACGGGTGGCATTGTGGATTCTGGAATAGCCCACCTGAAAAGAGACAGCGCAACAAAATACGCCGAAGGCGGCGAAGTCACTGATCAAAATGTGCAAAGGTTCAAAGAATTATTAAAAAAAGTAGGAATAAACAAGCTGTACGAAATCGCTAATTTGAAAGGCGTTAGGTTGCCAAGCGGAATTGGAGTAGATAGCGCGGCAGATGTGATTACAAATGAATTATTATTTAAAGCAAAAATTCCTGTTCAAAAACACGGAGACAACTTTATCCTGCAAAAACAATTACGGAATGGAATAAACCTTGAATTAGATCTTAATCCTAAAGAAAAGTATGGGTTTCTAAATTTTAGTGGTGAATTCAAAGCCGACGGCGGCGAAGTCAATAGCGTTGGTATTGGGCGGTTAAGCCGCTAACTTTCTTCATCCTGGTCTTCCTCGGCTTGCGTCAGGCCTCCCAAAAGACCCACCAATCTCTCGATCAACCCAACAAGCTCTAGGTCATCTTGGCTGTTTGTATCGATTTCTATGGTTATTTTAGCCATGCGCTCTATCCTCAAAAATTAAATGGCTTGTATACAGCCTATTGCAATATTACGCGCACCAGTCGTTGCGGAGGTAAAAAAGTGCGCACCCTATATGTACACAAACTTGCACATAACGACACGATGGGTATAATCAACTTCCTTGATAACGGCATTGGAGAAGGTAATGGAAGAGTCTAAAAAATCGTGCAGCATTTGCAAGGGTCCTATTGACGTTCACGTCAACCCCAGCACAGGCCAGGAGTTCTGGACGCACGGCCACAACGCTGAGCCAGTCAATTCTGGTAGGTGCTGTTCGGGCTGCAACACATTCAGGGTCATTCCCGCCCGCATCAAACAGATTAGATTTCTGAGCGACCAATAGTGTTTCACGTGGAACAACGAAGGGTATCCGGTAATGTGGGCGAAGTGAGTACGCCAGCATCAAGGGAAGCGTCTAAGACTTACGGGGAATACTACCGAGAATTTTGGAAGATGTCGGAGTTAGGTGTAGACCTAACTTACTATGGCTTCTTCAAAGATTTTTTTTCTAGCGGACTGTGCCCGCAAACCGAAGAAGAAGAATTCCACTGGCTTGATTTGCCGGAGCGAGTAACTGTCTATAGAGGTTATTGCAAATTGCACGGCCACTCTGACGGATTGTCTTGGACTCCAAATAAAGAATTAGCGCAATGGTTTGCATCAAGACTGCCACGCAACGAGCAGCCAACTCTTGCAACTGCCGAAGTGAACCGAGACAAAATTTCTCTGGTCTTTTTAGACAGAGAGCCTGAATACATTATTTTACACATTGACCAAGATCTTATTACTCAAGAGAGAGAAAGATCTTATTACTAAAGAGAGAGAGAAATGAACGTAGCCGAGAATAAAGTGTTCTATAACCGCGTGCGCCGAGCGTGCATGAAGCATGATATTGATATGCAGTTTGAGGGCACGCACAGGGATTATCGGTCGATGCAACTGTTTAAGGACGGCCAGCTGCTGGTCGGCGATTATCAGGAAGGTCGATTGTCACTCACGGTTGATTGGAAGCGCATTTACGATGAGATCACGAAGTACGGCTTTAAGTGCCGAGCTCGAGCTGCCAATGTTGAAAAAGACAAGGAGTATGTAGCATGAGCGGACCCATCAAGCAGATTAACAACGTCTACGGCTATTGCCGCGTGTCCACGGTGGAACAAGCTCAAAACGGCATCAGCTTACAGACTCAGCAGGATTTAATTTCTTCGTTCATCAAAGAAAAATACAGCCGCGAAGTGGACGAGTGGTTTATTGACGATGGCGTATCTGGAACCGTGCCGATCCTTGAGCGAAATCGCTGCAGGGACATGACCGACGTGATCGATCGCCATGACGTGATAGTAGCGACTCGTATCGATCGGCTCTCTCGATCGGCGGCTGATATGCTGAAAACCATTCCATTCCTAGAGGAGACGGGCATCACCTTGTATCTGTGTGAGCAGTTCGGGGATATGCCAGTGGTCTATCCTAAGGCTAAGGATTGCGGTGGCTTGCGCTCTAAATTCGACATGAACGAGATGGTCAACAAGATTATGCTGATGGTCCTTAGCGCGGTCGCCGAGATTGAACACGGATCCACGGTCGATAAGTTCAAAGAAGGCAAGATAGCGTGGGCCGAAAGGGGTTACGCCATTGGTGGCTCCGTGCCGTTTGGGTACGAAGGCGTTGAAGAGAAGGTCAAGACAGGGAATCGTCTAAAGCGCCGGATGAAGCTGGTTGAGGTGCCCGAGGAGCAAGCGGTGCTTAAAACAATCCGCGCTTGCCGCAAGCGTGGCCTTGGGATAAAGCGTATTGCCAAGCAGGTGTCGTCCACCCACGCCGGATTTGAAGGCTTCCATTATGCCAAGGTTCGCAAGATTCTTGAGCGAAAGTTCCAAGGACTGACTTAAATTGCAATTCAGTCTATAATGTAATTATGACTACTGTAGAAAAAATCCAAGCTGCGCTTGATGAGATCACGTCAGTTCTGACAAATGACTTCATTACCGATCCTGTCAGAGCCAGCTTGCTCAGCATCCAAGCTCAGCTGGAAAGCGCCATAGCGGACTTAAATTAATGGCGATAGGTTGGGGAAGAAGCACTTGGGGATTTGGCGGTTGGGGTGTAACGCCTGTTTCAGTGACACTAACCGGTGTTTCGATAACCTCAGCCGCCGGCTCACTAACAACCGTCGCTGCGGCTAATGTAACGCCCACGGGTGTTGCGATAACGTCCGCGCTTGGCTCTGTTACTATTTTTGAAAATGAGGTTGTCAACTTAACCGGTCAGGCGATGACCTCTGCCGTTGGCGCGACTTCTATACATGCAGCGGCTAAAGCCCACCCAGTAGGGGTAGAATTCACCGCTTCATTGGGTACGGTATTGGTGTGGGGTGAATTAAATACTTCTCAAACGCCAAATTACACTACAATAATCACAAACCAAACGCCAAGCTACCAAGAGATAGATGCTGGCCGAGATGCGGCTTAAAGACGTTTGCGATAATGCAGATGACGGAGATTAGACAATGGCAACATATATTAATGATTTGAGACTCAAAGAAATTGGCACCGGAGAGAGCTCGGGCACTTGGGGCACAGAAACGAACGTCAACCTAGAGTTAATAGGTGAGGCACTTGGTTACGGGACTGAGGGGATAACCACAAATGCGGATACGCATACCACTACAGTGGCAGATGGTTCTACCGACCCTGGAAGGTCCATGTATCTTGAATATACTGGAACCCTAGACTCCGCTTGCACTATTACAATTGCTCCCAACACTTTGAGCAGAATGCATTTTATCGAGAACGGAACAAGTGGTTCTCAAAATATTATTATTTCTCAAGGCTCTGGAGCCAATATAACTATACCTCCTGGCGATACCAAGGCGGTTTACTTGGACGGGGCAGGTTCAGGTGCAGCAGTAGTTGATGCTTTTGCCAGCCTTAATGTTGTAGACCTCAAGGTACAAGACGATCTAACCGTTACTGATGATTTAATCGTCAATGGCGATATTGACCTCGAAGGCGCTATAGACGTTAACGGCACAGCCAATCTTGATGTTGTAGACATTGATGGTGCGGTTGATATGGCTACTACCCTTCAAGTTGATGGGGTCGCTACCTTCACTGGTAGAGATGTTCATAGTGGGGGTATCACTATTGCAAATGCTGGACAAATTGGTTCAGTTGGAGATACGGATGCAATCGCAATCGCAAGTGATGGCGTAGTAACCCTTACACAAAAATTAGTAGGTACTGAATTAGACATCTCAGGCAACATAGACGTAGACGGTACAACCAATCTTGATGTCGTTGACATTGATGGTGCGGTTGATATGGCAAGCACTCTTGCAGTCGCAGGAGTCCTAACCGGAGCTTCACTAGACATATCAGGCGACATTGATATTGACGGTACTTCAAACCTAGACGTTGTAGATATTGATGGCGCTGTGGATATGGCCTCTACATTAGCAGTAACGGGCATAGTCACATTAACTGACGATCTTATTATCGGTGATGGCAAGACTATTGGCTCTGCTTCAGATGTAGATGCTATGACCATCGCTTCAAACGGCCAAATAACGCTTACACAGACTTTAATTGGCACAGCCTTAGATATTAGTGGCGACATCGACATAGACGGTACTTCAAACCTAGACGTTGTCGATATTGATGGTGCTGTGGACATGGCATCCACATTAACAGTTGCTGGTGTTTTAACAGGAGCATCTCTAGATATATCAGGCGACATTGATATTGATGGCACTAGCAACCTAGATGTAGTCGATATTGATGGCGCTGTGGATATGGCCTCTACATTACAAGTAGACGGAGCTATTACAGGTTCAAGCACAATCAATGGCGTAGGTATAGCTTCTGATATTACTAACTTTAGCCAAGGTATTTTAATTAGTAATGATGCAGGTACAGGTACTTTAGATGCTGCTTCAAACAATACAGGTTTAGGCTATGAAATATTTAACGTATTAACTACTGGTGATGATAATACTGGTCTTGGTCGTAAAGCATTTTTAAATACAACAACAGGAAGCGATAATGTAGCTATCGGTTCTGGAGCTTTGGCAGATAACACGACAGGCTCTGGCAACACAGCGGTGGGCACAGGCGCTTTAGATCAAAACACGACAGCCTCTAACAACACTGCTGTAGGACTTAGTGCTTTAGGTGTAAATACCACAGGCGCTGGCAACACAGCCGTGGGCAAAAACTGTTTAGATGCCAATACCACAGCCTCTGACAATACGGCGGTGGGTGAGGATGCTTTAACAACAGTTATTACAGGAACACGAAACTCTGCTCTCGGTGTTGGTGCTTTACAACTTAATACGGCTTCAGATAACGTAGCTGTCGGTTATCACGCTTTAGACACTAACGCAGGGGGAAGTGAAAACACAGCAGTCGGTACTGAAGCAATGGATCGTAACACTTCTGGTGATTCTAATACTGCCGTAGGGTATAGAGCTTTAGATTCCAACACCACCGCTAATAACAATGTTGCTATAGGTAAAGCTGCTTTAGGTCTTAACACTACAGGTACAACTAATACAGCCCTAGGTGCTTTATCCTTAGACGCTAATACAACAGCTAATGATAATACAGGTATAGGTGCTGCATCTATGGGTGGTAATACCACAGGTACAAGAAATACTGCGGTAGGTTCAGATAGCTTAAAAGTAAGTACAACAGGAAATGATAATGTAGCT